TATAAGCAGAACTCAAAAGAATAGCGCCAGCAATATAAAACGGCATAGTTAACCTCCAATCAGAACTTCATCAATCTTGTCTGCATCAGTCTCTTGTGTCGCATGGATGCAAAACCAAACGCTATCTTTATGAGCTGTGATTGTGTGATGTTGACCAGCAAGAATGTTTATACAGGCCGGTGCCTTGTATTCTGTTTTCACGCCGTCCACTTCTACAGTCACATCGCCCTTGGCCAAAATACTCAAATGGTCATACGTGTGCGCGTGGCTGACAGCAAAGTGTTTAGCAGGCAGCATCATTTGCTTAGCGTATAGACCAGAAGAAAAATGGTGTACTTCACCCAAATCAATGTCAATACTCATAACAGCAATTTTATAAACCACAAACTACACAGGCAACCCCTGTATATCGCGGTGTTATACCCTACGCAAACACGTCAAAGTCGGTGCTGGCGCTTGATTGCCCCATGGGTCGGCCGCCGAGCTGGTGTGTGCGTGTCATGCGGTTGTATTCACCGCCGCCCAGCATGAGGTAGCCAAAGGAGTCGCCAATGTGCGAGTGCTCATTCTTGTTTGGTGCGTCTCTAAAGCGCTCTTGGCCTGCGCCAATGGCAACGCGCTTGAAGTGGTAGCCACCAGCAAGTGATTTACGCAGCAGCTTGCACTCGCGGTTGACTATGAGACCAGGCTTGCCCATGATTAGCCTCTGCATGGGGGCGGCAGACGCCTCACGTCGCACCTTGAAGTCATTGGACGCTGTCGGCTGCGCACGCAAGCCCAGTGTTTTGAGGTAATCAAAGGCTGTGACCTCGTATATCGCGTCTCTGGCCATGCCGGCTGGGTCGCCCCAGATCATTACCTGGTGGTTGGGGTAGCGTTGGTTGAGTTCTCCCAGCAGCTGGTGGCCAAAGCGCTCTAAGCCCATGTCAAAGGTGACGATTTCTTGGTGGATTAGCCACCGACCATTGGGCAGACGCTGGCCGATGGTGGCAGCTGGGGTCAAACCAAAGTCCAAGCCCACTTGGATGGGCGTATTGGGGTCAATATCGGTGTCGCCAGACATGGTGCTGTCTTCATACTCTGGCCAGACGGGTCTGCCTTCTTGCACATAGGTGTATTCGCCACCGGCGTAGCAGCGGATCCAATCCAGATTCTTGCCAAGCAGCATTTGCTGGTAGTAGCCGGGTGGCAAGTTGTTGATGTTCTCAGCTTTGGGGTTTAGTTTCCACCATTTGCTAGCTGAGAAGACGTGATCGTTGGCCTCTGGGTTTTCTGGCAGCTCTTCAACGTCCACGGGTATCACGCCACCAGGCTGCTTAAAGAACTTCCACGCATACGGGCCGGTCATCTTCTCCCTCTCGGCCATCCTATGCCACCAATGATCATCATCTGGAGGATTTGTGTCCATCCAGATGCCGTGCCAAGTAGCGCCACCGTCTCTCTGGGTGGGGTATCGTCCAACACGGTGGGTCAATCCATCGATCACGGCCTTCGGGAGCTCACGCGCCTCGTTAACCCAAGCACCTGTGAGCTCTAAAGAGAGTAGTTTCCTAACGTCTTTAGGTTGATCAAGGGCAAGGAAAATGACCTCGCAGTCGATGCCGGCGGCGTCGCCCCTGGCTGGCAGTCTAATGTGGTGTGTGATGGGTGGTGTCCACAGCAGGTTACCAAACGTAGCCTCTGGGAAGAGGTCAATCCACGTTTTAATCGTGGTGGTCTTGAGCATGGGGTAGCTATTTCGCACGATAGCCCAGCGTGAATAGCGTATGTTGTCAATGGGTGAAGGCTTTTGCTGGACAGCTTTGATGAAGATCTTGGCCGCACACCCGTAGCTCTTGCCAGAGCCCACAGGCCCCATGATGCCTTGTACAAAGTTCTTGCTCTGGATAAAGTCATAGATGACAGGCGACTCGCTGAAGTCTAGGTTTAGCCCAGCGATGGGGATAGCTTTAGTTGAATGCTCTTTTGTTTTCACGCTCAAGTCCAAATGTATTTGTTAAACATGTAAAAGAAAAAGCTAACCACGGCAATGATCGCCATGAGTATTGCAAAGTCACTTAGTGGTGGGTCTCGGTGCGGCCCAGTGATCACGTCCTCGTTGACGTAGTCTTTGGGATAGGCCTCCTGCAGCGTGCGTGGGAACACGCGCACAGTTGGGTGACTGTCAGTCAAGTGCTGCTTCATCATCGTCAACCTCCTCACATAAGTCGCAACCTGGGTGATCCGGATCCCTGCAGTTAGGGTGAGCCATAAGCATACCCTTATACCTGCGCTCATGCCTGTCCTGCGCCTTGAGCTCCTCAATGTCGTACTCGTCGGTCATGTGTTCTTCTCCTTGAGTTTGGCTTCAATGCCTCTGAAAAATTCACGCCAAAAACTATCGGTCGGGTCTGATGCTTCCATTTTTTCAGCGCAATCTGCAATTTCCTCATCTGTCAGCCCAACCCATTTGCGCTGTGGTTGCACAAGCTCAGATGCTGCAAAAGACATGGCTTGCCCTAGTTTCTTGACCAACACTTGCTCAATTAAAGGAACAATGGCTTCTTTAAGATACTCCCGCAGAGCTTCCTCTTGCTTTGTATTCATGATTTCACCTTTAATGGTTCGCTAACAATCCGCTTGCATAGTTTGCATTCACGATGATAAAACCCACCATAAATCCATGCCCTATCTGTCATGAGGTGACCTGTTTTTTCACAAAGCCACCATCCAAATTTAATGTACCAAGGTTGATCCATGTCTTACTCCTTAATGCCGTGGGCGGCTTCGATGGCTCGGGTAAAAATTATTCTGCTGTCCGTAGTTGGTGGGCGGTTGTACATTATTTGTAAATTCTCAAGCACAGAATAAATTTCTTGCTCCGTCAGCGGCTTGCGCTGTGGTGGGGTGGCGTAATAACGCTTGAGCATCCATTCCATAACATCACGCGATACAAACTGTCGTGTGTTTTCGTATATTTCTTGCTCAAGGTCGTCTAATGTCGCCACAGGCTCTTGCTCTGGCTGTTCCATTGACTGTCCACATTTCACACACTCACCACGCACCCATTCATGCTCTGGCTGTGCCAAGGCTTCTTTGACTGCATCACGGGCTATCTGCCACTTCATCAGGCTTGTTCGGTCTTCCAACGCCTCAAGCGCCAGTTCTAATGCTTTTCTCATGTCTCCCCCCTTGGTGCCACCACATTGATATCAATCACAGATGGCTTGTTGCTGCCATCATCTGGGTTGTCAAGTAGTCCACTAGCCTTGGCCAGCAGCCTCAAGACTCCAACCTTGTCATAGAGCTCAATGTCCAGCGTGGAGTACACATTGCCATCAGCGTCCTTCTTGCTGTTGACCTTGATGCTCTTGATCGCGTGCAGCGCATGCTCAGGTATATCGCTAGACCTCTTCACCGTCACATTGCCCTGCTCATCCCAGCTCATGATGTCTGTCAGCTTGGTGTTGGCCATGCTCAGCAACGCATAAGCCACAGCTTCCCTGTTGGCCACCAGCGTTGTGCTGCGATCCAGCCTGCGCTGAATAGACCTCACCCCACCCCAGTTGGTCAGGGGAGGGATCACGGTTGACTTAACCCGTACCATCACGCGCTTTCAGCATTGCGTCTGCCATGCGGTACGCTTCTTTTGCGGCGATGTCTGTTGTTGCAGATACCGCAAAGCACTGAGGCAATGCCTTTGCCGCAAAGTAGTCACGAAGGCTCATGCCTGTTACATGCAAACCAAGAGTCTGTGCCCCATGGTTATGTAGCGGAAATGCTGGTGGGTTGTTCATGTCAGCCCCCATCAGAACGGTATATCGTCATCATTGTCAAACACCGCAGGCTTGGGACTCGGCTTGGGAGCAGCAAACACAGGCGCAGCAGCAGCCACAGACCCGCCACCAGAAGTCTTGGCCTTGCCAACCTTGATCTTGAACCAAGCCGTGCCATCAGGCTTCTTGTTGACGTAGATGTCCAAGAAGTGCTTAGTCCCGTCAGGCATCACAAACGTGCCCTTGTAGTCTCCGTGCCACGCCTCAGTCTTCTCAGCGTTCTTCCACGCCTTGCCCTCACTGGGCTTGATCTCATTGTCGTTTGTCATAAAAGTCCTTTACATGATTGTCGTTGAAAAAGTAGGGAAAAGCTCCCAAGGAAAAAGGAGGGAAAATTTTGGAGTGGGCCCCGTACGCAGTACGGAAGGGGCGGGGGGGCAAGGGTATCGATTTGCGCACACGGCTGGCCACGCCCTGCCTGCCGCTGGCCACGAGAACACATGCATGCCTGACCCTGCCAGCAGCCAGACACGCATCGATCTGCCAGCCCTGTACAAAATCCATACGTTGGAATGCTGGTTGGACAGACCGAATTACAAGCCCTACAACGCGCTGACAGGTCGAGTGGCTACCCTTGCCTAGACCAGCCTGTGATCGTGGCTTGTAGACCCCTTCTGACCCGCGGAGGAGGT